ACGCCGACCGACGAACCGGCGCTGTAGCTTGTCACCTGGAACGACAGGCCCCGAAGGGTGCATTTCGGCATGACGGCAGCCGAAGGCGCGTAGCTGTTGGCATACCCATAGCTTCCGACGCCGACGGCGTAGAACTGATTGGTGCTTTCCGGCGTGAAGGCGTTGGCGGCGAAAACGACGTTCATCTCGGGCTATTCCTCGCGCGTCGCGGCGGCCCGGTTATGCTCCAGGATGGCGTCGAACTGATCGGCGAGGGGAAGACCGGCGAGCGCTTGGTGCTGCTCGCACAGATCAACCTCCACGCACTCGAGCGGCGGATCGCCCTCGGCGTTCTGGTCCCACTCATAGACGACGGCGCAGCCGCAGGTGTCCGGTCGCCAGCGGGCGCGAGAGAGATGCGTCTGACCGGCCATGTCAGTCCACCCGCGTCAGGGTGAAGATCGCCGACTGCCAGTTGATGGTGAAGTCCGAGCCCGAGATGATCCGGCCGCCCGGCTGGGCATCGTCGATATCGAAGAAGGCGAGGATATCGCCAGCGCCGCTGGCCTTGTAGATCACCGCATACTTCACGGTCGCATCGAGGCTCGACCAGGTCACGGCGTCGGCGTTGAAGATCACCACGGCCGCCGAACGAACCCACGTCACGTTCGCCAGCGCCGCGCCGCCTGCGACATAGCCGGGACCGGACACCTCGTCGGTCAGGTCGACGAAGCGCGCCTCGCCCGACGCGCCGACAAACGCTGCGTCGATCGCCTGATCCGGCCCCAGCAGCGCGACCTTGAACGCATCCGAATCCAGGTCGATGGCGCCGGACCCGATCTTGCGAAGGGCGAGGTCCAGGACGGTGACTTTTCCAACAGCCATGGTGGGGCTCCTATTCGATGCGGTCGATGACGACCTGGGCCGCGTTGAGGTCGGTGATCAGCCAGGGAAGGCCGGTCGCGGGGTTGGTCTCGAATATATCCCCATACCAGCGCGGAGCGGTAGAGATCGGGTGCTCGGCGTGAGTGGTCTCGCTGGCGCCGGAGATCATATCGATCGCGACCTTGGCGTCGCCCGCGTCCGTCTTCCAGACGCGCGAGGCCGTATAGACGCCAGCGATAGAGACGATCTCGGCCGGGAAGGCCGAATAGCCGACCGACGTGCGAGCGCCAGCCTCGGCGGCCGTAATGAACTGCGAGTCGATCGGCGGAACGTTCGCCAGGATCGGCCACGCCTCTGAGCCGGTCGACGGCGTCCAGTCCTGCTCGGCCCCGTCTTCATCGGGCATGCGGGTGTAGACCTTCTTGTCGCCGATCCAGCTGTTGTTGTCCGGCCCCTCGCCATCGCGGGCGAAGAGGTCATCCAGCAGCATGGTCGCGAAAGCCGCGCCGGTGCGATAGAGGCCCCATGACCCGCCCACATAGAGCTGCTCGATCGGCTGGGTGACGCCCGACGAGGTCGTATTGAGGACGGTCACGCCGTTGATCCTGACCTCGCAGTTTTCGCCCGAGAACTCGCATTCAAAGTGCTGGAAGGAGCCGGGCATGACCACCTCGGCCGCGCTCTGCGCCACCACCGGGCCATCATATCCGCCGCGCCGCAGCTGCACCGCGCCGGTCGGCGTGATGGAAAGGGTCGCCAAGCCGCGGATATCGCCGCCCAGCACCGCCAGCAGGCACAGGTCGCCTGCATAGATCGGCAGGTTGTCGATGTTGAAGGCGAAGCCGCAGCCGACCGTCGTCCGCGCCACCGGCAGAACCCGGCGCATCCCGGCGTGAGCCGCGCCCGTGTTGATCTTCGCGCAATAGGAGCCGGTGCGGGCGCCGACGCTCGTCAGCGTCACGCCGAAGGTCTGAGAATAGACCCCATCCAGCAGCCGCGCGGCCGAGCCGCCGTAGTGGTCGAAACCATCCATCCAGATCAGCGCCATCGATTAACCTCCTAGCAGGGCAGAACTTCAACAAACACCAGATCGGCGTGGCCGGATACCCGGAACGAGCGGACGATGCCCTCATAGGAATCGTCGCCTTCGAAGCGGGCCTCGACGTCGAAGAGGAATCCGGCCGTCACCACTACGCCGATCGGGATGGGCTTATCGAAGGTGACGACGCCGGAGAGCCGGTCGACCGACCAGCTGATAGGGCCGACCGGAAGGGGCCAGGACTCAGGCGGCTTCGCGTTGAGGGCGACCTGCACGGTGTCGACGACCGGGTGACGGATCGCGCGGTCATAGGTCTGGCCGCCGAACGAATAGCGCCGGAGCAGCTGGAACTCTCGGCGCTTGCCGTCGCCGATGCCCAGCACCTGGTCGGTCGGGCCGATGGGGGGCGTCAGGCCAGGCGCAGCGAGGTCGCGGGAGGCATAGTCCAGCGGGTCGCGGAAGGCGAAGGTATGCAGCGGCCCGGCCGTCGTCATCCACATATTGTGCAGCGCCGCCAGGTGCTCATGACACTCGACCGCCTCCGGCGCCGCGAAGGTATGAAGCGGATGCGCCCAGTTGCGGTTGCGCCGCTCCGCGCCGGAAGCGACGGCCGTAATGCTCGTCGACCAGCGCGGCACAGAAACGAAGCCGAACTTCATGATTGAGTCCGGCGGATAGGCGTCGATGAACATCAATCACTCCCCGAGGGTCTGACGGGCGCGCCGGGCGAGCTGGCGCTGGCTTTGACGGAACGAGTCGGCGTTGGGCGTCCGCACGTTGAAGATCACGTCGCCTCGGCCGCGCCCCATCATACCGGCCGCGTCGGGGTTGGACATGACGCCCAGCGAGGCGGCGCCAGCGAAGATAGGCTCGGGGCCGTTCTCCCCGGCGATGCCCCATTCCCCAGGCTTGAGGGTGCCGCCGACCGCGAAGCCGCCCGCGAACGACTTAAGGAAGCCGCCGATGCCCGAGGCGAAGGAGTCCGTCACCGGCTTGACGAACAGATCGCGGGCCAGCTGCTTGAAGACGCCCCGCAGGCCGTCCAGGTCGAACCGGAACTCCATGACCATGTCGGTCAGCTCGCTCGACAGGTCATCGGCGAACCGGGAGAAGGCCTGCTGGAGCCGTTCGGCCGCCTGGATTTGCTCGGCCGTCGTCGCCGAGACCAGCTCGTAGAGTTGCGACTGGAGCGCGATCTGCTCCTGCAGGCGGCCAACCTGGGCCAGGTCGCCGTCCATTTGCGCCTGGATAAGATCGGCCTGCAGAGAGGCGAGCTCGATCTGAGCGTCCATGCGCTGGCGCATCAGGTCTTCTTCGATGCGGCGTAGGTTGGCCGCGCCGGAGAACTCGACGCCCTTGTCGCCGCGACGACGCTGCAGGTCGCTGATCTGTTGCTCGACGTCCGCGCGGTCGCGGGCAGCCTGCAGGTCTTTCAGCTTTTGCTCGGCGCCATCCAGTGCCTTGGCGCCTTCCACGGCCTTACCGTAGGCGTCAGAGAGCCGCGCCAGCTGTTGCTCGAGGCGCTCCATAGACGCCTTCGCGTCGTCGTTCGACTCGGCGAGCACGCGGTTCTTGTCGATCGAGTCCTGGATGCGCTCCCGCAGATCGCCGAAGCGGTCATCGAGCGAGGCCAGGCGCCGGTCGAGCGGCGTCATTTCCGAGCCCAGGTCGGAGACGGACGCGACCATGTCCCGCACCTGCCGGTCAAACACCTTTGCCTCGGCCGCGAGGCCTTCCAGCTCCAGCTCCCGGATGCGATCGCGGGCCTTCTGCAGGCCAGCGGCGAACTGCCCCATGCTGACGCCAGCAGCCCGCGCCTCGGCCTCCATGTCGGTCAGCTGCTTTCGCAGGTCATTGGCCTGCTGGATCGACCTGGGGAGCTCGCGACGGCCGAAGGCGCGATCGACGGAGTCGTTGACGTCCTCGAGAGCCTCGCGCATCCGCTCCGTGGCCTGCTTCAGGGCATTGGCCGCCCGGTTGGAAGACGAGCCGCCGCCGCCGCCACCGCCGCCGCCGGTCAGCTCGGGGGGCAGATCGCCGCCGCCGGGCTTGAGGGCAGGCGTCGAGGCTTCAGCCGCAGCGGCCTCGGCCTTCGCGCCGCGCCCCTGAAGGTCGGCCTGGCGACGGCGCACCTTGGCGAAGAGGTCATTCAGCTCGCGGATCCGATCGCGCGCCCAGCGGATCACCGGCCCCAGGTTGTCGTTGATCCAGGTCTTGATGTCCTGAACCATCTTTTTAGCCCAGGCGACGGCGCCTCGGGCCATATCCGCCACGGCGCTGACGAAGCCGGGGAAGCGGGCCTCGATCCAGTTGAGCACGTCGGCGATGCGATCCCCGACCCACCGGGAGACGGCCTCGGCCAAGGCCTGCACAAGGGCGGTCACGCCGGGCAGCAGGTTCTCGAGGGTGTCGAGGATGCCGCCCGCGAAGTCGGCGACGGTCTCCTTGGCCTTCTCCCATGCGCCGGAGAAGTCGCCGCTCAACAGCAGGGCGATGGTTTCGACGACGCCAGCGGTCAGACGGATCAGGGTGGCGACGGCGTCGGCGACGGTCGCCACCACGGTCAGGAAGGCGTGGCCCAGCCCCTGCATGAGAAGCGCCGCGATCTCGGCGACGGCCCACTGCACGAAGTTGACCAGCTCGGCGATCGGGCCGCTGCCCAGCAGCTTGTCGAAAGCGGAGAACAAGGTCTGCACCGCGCCGACCAGATTAGCGATCGCGGGCTGAACCTGCGTCTGAAACTGCGCGACCAGATAGCCGAATGCCTCTTCGAAGGCGCCCCGGAACTTGATGAAGGCCCCGATCACGAAGCCCACGGCGGCAGCGATCGGCCCCAGGATGCGGAGGAAGGCGGAACCGCCTGAGACGAGACCAGCGAGAGGCGCGGCGAGGTCGGCCGCCGCCGTCGCGATAAGGGCCATCACAGGGGCCAGGTGCCCCAGGGCGCCGACGAAGGCCCCAGCCATCCAGAGAAGCGGCCCCACGACCGCCGCAAGGCCCGCGAAGGCGGTCAGCACCGCAAGAACCGGGTCGGGCAGCTGGGAGAGCGCCCGCAGGACTTCCGTGGCCGCGATGACGACGCCGCCCAGGAACGTCAGCAGGCCGGACTCCGCGATCCGCAGCTGCAGCTCTTCGAAGGCGGACTGCAGCTCCTTGATCAGGCCCTTAAAGCCCTCCATCTGCACGCCCGAAATCTTCGCCGCCGTGCCGCCAGCGTTCTCGAGCTCGCCGGTCAACTCCCGCAAGGCGCCGGAGCCCTGAGAGACCAGCGCGGCCATCGCCGGGCCTGCCCGCTGCCCGAACAGGGTCATGAAGAGCCCGGCGTCGTTCGCGTGCGGCTCGAGCTGCTGCAGGATATCCGCCAGGGGAAGGATGCGGCCCTGCGCGTCGGTGAACTTCAGCCCGGCCGCCTTCATGGCGTCGGCCATCTGCTTAGTCGGCCCCAGGATGCGGGAGATCGCGCCTCGCAGGGAGGTGCCCGCCATCGAGCCCTGAATGCCCGCGTTGCCCATCATCGACAGGGCAGCCGCCGTCTCCTCGAACTGCACGCCTGCCGCCTGGGCGACCGGCCCGGCATACTTCATGGCGACGGCCAGGTCGGTCAGGTCGGTGTTAGCCGAGGTAAACGCCTTCGCCAGCACGTCGTTCGCGTGCGACAGGTCGTCGATGCCCAGGGCGTAACCGGCCATGACGTTAGTGACGATATCCGCGGCCTTCGCCATGTCGAGCTGGGCGGCTCCCGCCAGCGTCAGGACGTGAGGCATGGCGCCGATGATGTCGTTGACCTTCATCCCGGCCATCGCCAGGAAGCCCATCGCGTCGGCGGCGTCGGACGCGGAGAACTGCGTCGCCGCGCCCAGCTCGCGGGCCTGCTTCTTCAGCCGGTCGAGGTCTTCGCCGGTCGCGTTCGTCAGCGCGCGCACCCGGTTCATGGACTGCTCGTAGTCCCCGGCCGCCTTCGCGGTCGACGCGCCGAAGGCCAGGATGGGCAGGGTGATGGCCGCCGTCAGGCGCTGCCCAGCCGCCTCGAGGTTCGCCGAGATGCGCTGGGCTTTCTTTCCGAACTGCTCGAGCGAGGCGGCGGCCTTGCCGAGGTCAGACTCGAACTTCGCTACGCTGGCGGAAAGGTCCGCCCGCAGAGCGCCGATGACAGCGGCCATTTTCTCATTCTCCGCGCTTCTTCCTGACGACCTTGGCGCCCAACGCATCCGCCATCGCCATGATCGCAGAGCGTATCGCCTTCGGCGTCATATCACGCTGCGGCTCGAACCGCCGCATGAGGGCTTTCAGCTCGGGGAGGCGCTTCGACCGGCGCATCGACTGGCCCTGCCAATGCCCCCAAATGGTCAGCTTGTGCTCGCGCCGCGCCCGCAAGGCCTGGGCCGCGAAGATGATATGGATTTCACGCCAGGTCAGATCATAGAAAAGATGCGGCGGCACACCGGCCGCCGCACACTCGATCATAACCTCTTCCAGAGTTAACGGCTCGGCGTCGTCGGCCGCTAACCCTGGGGAGGGCGGCTGGGGGGCGAGCCCGCGTTGATCGCCTTCTGCAGCGACTCGATGGCTTCGACGGTATCGCCGGAGTCCAGCAGGTCGAGCACGTCGTCGCGGGTGACGTCGCGATGATGCGCCAGCAGCGAGGCCCACACCACGTCGACCATGACGTCGAGGTTGTCTTTGTTTTCGGCGATATGCGCCTGAACCTCGCGCTGGTTCGTCAGGTTCCACTTCGCCTGCAGGGCGAGGATGGCCCGAAGGCCGAACTTCATCTGCAGGTCTTTCCCGCCGATCTTCACCGGCACGTCGGGCAGTGCGACATCCTGCGTCATCACACGCTCCCCGACAGGGTTTCGATGACCAGCGTCGGGCGGCCCGACACCTTGATGGTGCCTTCGAAGCCCATCAGGTCGTCCATCGGGATTTCGATGTTCTGGCCGGACAGGATGCCCGCGAACTCGAGGTAGACCTCCGGCTCGCCAGGGCAGGCCGGGACGACGATGCGCCAGTTAGACCGGCTTTCGCAGGAGTCCTTGTCGAACTCGGCCATCAGGCCGTCGTCGCCCTGGCCCTGGCTTTCGTCGCGAGGCAGCCAGTTGGCGGTGAAGGAGACCTCGCCGCCATCCTTCAGGCCGCCGATGAACTCACGCCAGCCGCCCGGCGAGGTCATCACCGTCGTATCATGGGTGTCGCGGGTGATCGACGGGCCGGAGATCGACTTGATCCCCAGGATCGTCAGGAAGTCCGGCGGATCACCGGCTGCGATCTGCCGCTGCAGAAGAGCACCAAAGCCGGTGCGGGCGTCGGAGTCGGCCACTTAGACCTCCCTATTCCAGATCATGAACTCGAGCATCCGGCGCCGGAGCCGAGGACCGCCCCGCGCCATTTCAGGGACCGGGAGATCGGCCATATTGATACAGGCCGAGCGGTCGATGACGCAAGGCGCGCTTGTCGGCCCGCCCCGATAGCCGTGCAGCAGCCGCCGGAACTCGAGGCAAAGCGCGACGCAAGCCGCATAGCCCCGGTCGTGGTAGACGTCGATCTGGACGCGGGCGGCCTCGATCCCGGCTTCGCCCTGCATGTCGGTCTCGCCCATGCCGGTCCCGCGCTGGACGATCGCCAGCGGGTAAAGCGGAGCGTCCGGCCATTCCACCGGATAGACCCGGTCGTCCAGCAGGCTGATAATTTTCGGCGTCTCTTTTGAGAGCTCGACGACGCGCTGGATGATCATGCTTTCGCCCTCGCCTTGGCCGTGCGGCGGGCCAGCCGCTTGGCGCTCTTCTCGACTTCGACCCACAGCTCGCGGGAGAAGTCATTGAGTATCTGGTATTTGTGCTGCTCCCACGCCGGGCGAAGGAACGGCTGGGCCGGGGCCGCACCGCGATACGCGCCCTCCTTCGTATAGCGCGGGCCGGTGCCGAACTCGGTCAGGACGCCCGGCCCCTTCGGCGACGACCCGATCCAGACATAGGCCGTGTTGGGGTCGTAGCGATAATGCCCGCCACGGCGCTGGCGGCGCGCCAGGGTGGTCGACGCCTTGATCTTGGACGCCATGCGGCCGGTCGAATAGACGCCGCCCGGCGCCAGGCGCTGCGCGGTCGCGGCGGCGGGCTTGGCGGCCTTCAGCAGCGCTCGGCGCATGGTCCGGCGGATCAGGCGATCTTGGCCCAGCTCGCGCAAGGCGGCCTCGAGCTCGCGGGCGCCGATCATTTCCATCGTCAGGAAGCTGTTACGGCTCACCGCTGGCCCCCTCGTTGCTGCGCGAGCCGCGCTGGTCGGGCCGAACGCAGGTCAGGATGCGAATCAGGTCGTCGCGCTCTTCATCGGCGACGATGCCGACGATTTCGTGCACCCGGCCCTTGTAGAGGATGCGATGGGACTCCGGCGCAATCGTCGACGCCTTGGAGCCGTCGCGGACGCGGAAGACGACGTCGGCCTGGCGAATATCCCCGTTGCTGGTCGCGATCTCGACGACGTTGTTAGGGGACCGCCGGTGCGCCCAAAGCTTGAAGGCGTCGCTCCAGTCAGTCTTGAGCACGTCCCCGGCCGCGTCTTTCTGGTCGGCGAGGGTTTGAACCTGGATCCGGCGGTCCAGGACGCCTGCAGCGCTGCGCTTCATGATGCGGGCTCCTTTCGAGCCGCACCCTACTACGGACGGCGCTTAAGCACGAAGGTCTCGATTTCCTCGCGCCCCAGGGCGGACTCGGTCGCCAGCACGTCGACCACGTCGAAGCCCTGCTGCGCGGCGAACTGGCAGAAGCCATGCCGCGTGAAATACCAGAAGTGCTCGCGCGGCTTGAAGTGCTTGGACGCCACCGCGTGCTCGGCCGACGTGAAGACGGGCAGCGAGACGATCGCCACCTTGCGGACGGCGGCTAAGGCGGTGCGCGGGTCGCGGATGTGCTCGAGCGAGTCCCAAAACGTCACCATGTCGAACGACGCAGGCTCTTCGAAGCCCGAGAGCTGGCCGCGCTCGACCAGCCATGCGACGCCCGCCGGATTCACATCGCAGCCGAACGGCTCGAGCCACGCCTTGAACTCGTCGACCCGGCGAAGGAAGGCGCCGTCGCCAATGCCGACGTCCAGCAGGGTGCAGCTCGAGCCCCAACTGCTGCCGACAGGCGCATGGCGCGTCGTGAGCCCAGCCCGGTAGTCGTTCAGCGCCTTGGCGATCGGGCTCTCGGCGAGGCCCTGGTAGTTGGCGAAATAGTCGTCGTCATAGACGTGACCGGCGCCCAGCGCGGCATTGTGGGCGTCGCAGTCGAAGAAGCCGATTCCCACCGGCTCCATCCAGACGAGCTGCTGGCCCTCGGGCTGGAAGATTGACGTCAGCATAGCGGAACCCCCTGCGCGGCGGCCCAGGCATCGAACTGCTCGAGAAGGCCGGTGATTTCACGATCGCAGTTATGCGCCTTATCGGTGCAGCGGCAATAGCGATCGGGCATAGCCCAGCCGACGCGCGACGAGTCGACTCTGTCGTCCAACAGCTTTTCGGGCGAGTTATGGCCGCCCTGTCCGCCCAGGACCATGAACGCCGGGCGGCGGGCTGCGAGCGCTGCCGGCAGTATCCACCCGACGCCGCCGATCACCACGTCGGCCGCCGCGACCAGCCCCAGGGCCTCCATCGTCGTCAGCTCCCCGCGCAGCAGCGCCTCGTCGCAGAAGGGCAGGTCGCCGAGCATCCACTCATGACCATCCTCGAGGTCGGCGATGCAGACCACGTAGTGGGTTGCGGCGACGCGCGCCGCCAGCTCGGCGACATACTCCGGCCGAGGGTTGCGCGCCGAGTTGAGCCATTCCCTGCGCTCGGTCACCGGCCGGACGACCGCTAGGGGCTTGCCGCCGGTGTCGATGGCCGGGACCGGCAGCGGCGGCAGATCCAGGACGAAGGGAGCGCCCTCGAGCGGCAGGCATTCCTCGAGCGCCTGATAGATGTTCATGCGCTCCAGGGCGCCGGAGCCGTAGGCCAGGCGGCGCAGGAAGGCGCTGGCGGGCGGCGCGTGCCATTGGACGGCGGCGGCGCGTTCGTTCTTGGCCTGGGTCCGCAGCCCGGTCTTCGACCGCACCGGCAGGACGCCGGGCAGGTCGGCGTAGAGCTCAGGCCAGGGCGTGTCGAGATAGACCCGGCCGCCGCGCTCGGCCGCCGCCCGCACGAACGGCCGCTGCATGATGTTGTCGCCCAGCCCGAGCATCCCTCGGATGCGGATGGTTCGAGGCGGGCGGGTGCGGAGATGCGAGCGCATGGTTCACCAGAACTGACGATAAGCGCCGAGAAGGGAATCGGCGCCAAGCTCGATAGCCTGCAGGCCGTTCTTCGCCGAGCCCGCGCCGAGCATTTCCCGGTTCTGGTAGTAGTGGCCGGTCACCATCATCAGCAGCATCCGCAGGCCGTCATCGATCGGCCGATCGCCGCCGGTCTCGTCGGCCGCGTCGAATCCACACTCGAAAGTCAGGCGGACGCAGTCGTCGTCTTGCCACGGCCTGGGCGTCGGCGCGGCCCCCGAGACCTGCCGGACGGTGAACTGACGGCCCTGCGGGGCCGCCCAAATATCCGCAGGCGCCACTTCCGCCCATACGCCGCGATCGGTCTGCACGGACAGCACCGGATCGTCGCGGAGCGGCCCCCGATAGACCAGCAGGCCGCCCGTCCAAACATCGGGCATGAGCGCCTCGTAGGCGGTCGGCAAGAGCACCCATCCGGTGCGGCGCTCGATGAAGGCGCACGCGGCCAGGGCCATGCCGACGACGGTCTCTTCCTCCTCGTCGGGGTCGTCGACCTTCAGGTGATCCATCAGCGAGTCGAGGTTGACGGGCAGGCCGCCGACGACGCGGCGCTGCAGAACCACGCTCGGACGATGACAGCCGAAGCCGCCGCCGTCCGAAATGGTCACGCGATTGCGGACGAAGTTGTCGCCGTCGTGGAAAGAGATCGCGGACATGAGAGGGCCTCCAGAAGCGGACGGCGCTCAAAGGCCGCCAGGCGCGAGTGATGGGAACAGTTTATCACCTGCACGCCCGCCGCAGCCAAGGCCGGAGCCGCCGCGTCCAGGAAGGCCCGCCACTGATCGACCGATCCCTGCTTCGGATTGGTCAGCGGCGACGGGTGGGAGCCGTGGAAGTGGACTCCCTTCTCGATCGAACAGTCGAAGCCGACCAGCAGGATTTCTGCGGCGCCGAACCGGCAGGCCAGGTTGATCGCCTGAAACCCGCCGTTCTGGCCCCAGCCTATGTCCGGCGTCTCGTCGAAGAGCATCGCGTTATGGCCCCGCCGGGCGGGCGTATAGAGGACGCCCGGCGGGACAAGCTGCGACTGGCTTACACGAAGGCCGGGGGCGTCTCCGAGCTGGGCGACGTAGTGCCGCCACCATCTCCCGTCGCAGGCGTAGACGACGTCGGCGTCGGGGACGAGGCGCCAGGCGTTGTTGATGGCGATCCACCTGACCTCTGGCCCCGCCGCACGCCGCGCTGCTTCAAAGTCGATTTGCCGGTTTGAGGGGCCGCCTGCGACGATGACGACTCTTCGCCCTCGCCAGTCAGGCCACCACGCGGGGCGTGCTTGGACGGCGGCGGGGGCGTGTTGGCCGTGGCCGCCTTGCGCGCGGCGCTGCGCGAGTCCGGCTCGATCTTGGCGCCGGGCTCGCCCTTGCTCGGCGCGGGCTTTGGGCGCGGCTCAACCTTCGCCTTCGGTTGCGGCGGGGCCTTCCTGCCGTCAGCAGGCTCGACGATGCGCGACGCCGACAGCTGCTGGTAGCGAGCCCAGCTGATCGTCTGCACGCCATCCGGCGCCTTGGACTTGGAATCCTTCGCCACCCAAAACCGGGTGCCGATGCGAACACGCTTTCCCTCTGCGCCTGAGTAGGCGCGGCGAACTTGGACGAGCATGACGATTACCTCCTGCGCTGCTCGCCGCCTTTCTTGCACGAAAAAGCCCCCGGCGCGAACCGGGGGCTTCTCCGACACAAGTCCCCGAGGGGATCAGCCGGAAACGACGTCGTCGAAGTCGCCATAGACCAGCGCTTCAGGACGCGAGACCTCGAGGGCCAAGCGCTCTTCGGCGCGGATCGTGACCATGTTCTTGACGAAGTTGTCGCGGTCTTCGGTCGAGATGTCGACCACGGCGTCTTCGCGGTCCCACAGCATGGCGGCCATCTGGAAGTTGCCGACGAGGAACTCGCCCTCTTCCACCGCCGTCGAGTCGATGACCGGCAGGCCCCACAGCGTCGGGCCGAGCAGGCCGCGAGGGTTCGCCCAGACATAGGCGCCGTCGTCGGTCTTGGTCAGCTCGATCTCTTCCCAATCGCTCGGGTGCAGGATGATCGCATCGGCCCGATACTCGGCGAGGCGAACCTGCGTCATCGCCCGGCGGACGATATCGATGCGCGTGTCGCCAGGGCGACGGCGGGCGTTATCGAACGGGGTCGACTGCGGGATCAGGCCGAGCAGGTTCTGGCCGGTGCCGTCGCCGGAAAGGATTTGCTCCTCTTCGACGATCGCCAGGCCGAAGCGCAGGCGCGTGTCGATGTAGGAGGCCAGGGCCGGGACGTCTTGCAGGATTTGCTTCGACGCCTGGATCCAGTGGGCGATGGTCCGAACAGGGGTGCTCTTCAGCTCGAACTCGATGGACGACTCGGGCTTGAGCGCGCCCTCGGCCACCGGCGCAGCGTTGTTATAGAAGCCGGTCTCCTGGACATACTCGATCGAGTTGGACGTGGTCCGACCGACCGACAGGATGTCGCGGATGATCAGCTGCCGATCCGGCTGGCGAACGATGCCGGGACGGCGCTGCGGGACGATCAGGTCGCCCGCGCCGCCGGTGCCGGAGGTCTCGGAGGTCACGGCCTTAATGCCGTAGCGCACCTTGCCGCCGCCGTTCTCGAGGAACGACTTGACCTTCTCGTCCTCGGTGACCAGCTGGCCCAGCGACTTTTGCGCCTGGCGCTGGCCGTTGTCGTTGGCCGTAAACTTGGCGACCAGCTGCTCGAGCTCGGCGAACTTGGCCGCCAACTCTTCGCCCTGCTTGGACGCCTTCTCCAGGCCCGACTTCACGTCGGCGGCGATTTCGCCGGTGTCCTTGATCGACTGGCCCGCCTTGGCGATCCAGTCCTGAACCTCGCGGTGCTGCTTTTCAAGCGAGGTTTTGACGCCACGGAACTCGCGGACGATCTCCGAGGGCGACAGCTCCTCGTCTTTGCGGCCGTAGAGATTGACGTCAGCGGGCGAGGGCATGGCCAGGGCCAGGGCGCCAGCTGCAGCGAGACGGTGAGAGCGCATGATGTTCTCCTAGTTGAGGTTTGCGCGATGGGCTTACAGATCGGGCAGGGTCAGCGGGGGCAGGGAGAACCCGCCCAGCTCTGACCAGCCTTGATCCGCAGGCCCAGCATCCCGCTGGCGCCATGCGGTATAACCGTCGCGGGTGATCATTTCCGCGTCGGCGCGCGAGAGGTTCAGCTTCTCCCGAAGGAACTTCTCGAACTGTCGGGTGGTCAGCGGCACGCCTCGGGCGATGGCCGCTTTGACCGCATCGATTTGGGCCTCGCGCAGCGCGGGGAAGGTCACCACGGACACTTCGCGCAGGTCGAGCTCGAACAGGCGGCGGGGCTCTTCGGTAGGCTCCCAGCTCCAGGGATCCGCCTTGACCTCGAAATAGCCGATCGACAGGCCGCCGACATACTGGCCCTTGATCGCCGAGAACGCTTCACGGCCGCGCTGGGTCTCGAGGTCGACCTGGCCGCCCAGCTTCAGGCCGGTCTCGTCTTCCTCAAACTCCGACCAGCCGCCGATGGGCTCGCCGGAGTTGTGCTGCCACAGCATCGGCACCGGGCGCTTGCGCTTCTTCCAGTCGCGGATCGACTTCTTGAACGCACCGGCCTGAACGGTCTCGCCGTAGGAATCGACCAGGCCGAACTTCGACCCATAGCCCTCGATCCAGCCGGGAGGGGCGTCGGGGTCGTCCGACGCCTTGATCATCAGCTCGCCGTGCGACGCCTTCTTCAGCAGGTCGTCGGCGGCCGGGCCGTCGAACGCCTTGGAGCCGTAGCGGGCGGCTTCAGTCAGCAGACGGGAGTAACGCATGGGGCTTGTCCTCGATGCCGAGCCAGGACCGGAAAGCGGCCCGAAGCTGGACCTCTTGGGCCTGTTTATCTCCCAACTGGCTCAACGGAACAAGGTTGACCTGCGCCAGCAGCTGATCGCCGCCCGGCATAGCGCCTCGCTCCAGCAGCGCGCGGCCCTCGTCGGGCGTCAGGATGCTGTTCTGCACGGCCTGGGTGATGAAGCCGATTCGGGCCGTCGAGTTGACCGCCAGCAGGGCGTCGGCGTTGAACCGGACATAGAGCCCCTCAGCGCGCTCGGCAGGCGTCATCAGGCGCTTTTGGATCACCTGCTGCACCCGGCGCAGGCGCTGGTTCAGGCCCAGGGTCATCCACGACTGGATGATCGAATCGACGCCGGAGCCCCACATGGTCTGTCCGTCGACGGCGTGGCCCAGCAGGATAGGCGGCATGCCGAACCAGCGGCCGATTTCCTCGATCTCGAACTTGCGCGTCAGCAGCAGCTCGGCATCCTGGGCGCTCATGTTGAGGGCGTTGAACTTCATGCCCCCTTCCAGGATCATCAGGCCGCCCGCGTTCGCCGCGCCCATGTATTGCGACATGATCTTGGTGAGCTTTTCGCGGTCATCTTCATCGAGCACCTGGCCGGTCTCGAGAAAGCCGCTGTTCCGCATCCCCGACTTAAACAGATTCCCGGCCGTCACGTTCGCCGCCAAGGCCAAGCCGAGGGTCTGGCGCGCGACCGCCACCGCCGAGATGCCGCGACGGCCCTGCATCGAGAAGCCGGGCAGGTGCAGCACGTCGTCCTGACGCAGCTCGATCTTTTCCCCCCGGAAGTTGGTGTATTCCCACCACCACGCGGTGCCCTGCGGGTTTTCGACGTCCCGCAGGCGGCGCGGGTCGATGACCTCGATCGCCACGACGCGGGTCCGGCCGATGTTCCAGTGCTTGCGGGCGGCGCCTTCGCCCAGCAGCTCCATGCAGCCGACCATCTGCTCCCAAAACTCCATCGGGGTCTGGTCGGCGTTCGGCGAGACGCGAATGAGGGTGTCGACCTGAGAGCCGCGCGACAGCACCGGCCCCGAGCCCTCCTCGACGTAGCAGTTGACCGGCAGGGACGCGACGGTCTCGCCGGTCAGGCGCACGGCGCGATAGACCGCCGAGAGGGACAGGGCGCTCTCCGGCGTCACCACCTGACCGGCTGCGTTGCCGATCCCGAAGTAGCCGCCCCAAAAGGACGCGAAGCGAGAGCCCAAGCCCAGGCGACGGTTGATCCAGCTTCCAAGGCTCATTGTGCAATCACCGGGCTATTGAGGAATCCGCGAAGGTCCAGAACGGGCAGTTTCATCTCGGCCGCGCCCACCGCCATAGCGAGCGCGACAATGCCGTCGATTCTCCCGACAGCCCGAGCCTTGTCAAACACGCGATTTCCGGTCCCTGCCGGGTCGTCGCGCACCACGACCGAAGAGACCTGCCACCGGGTGACCTCCGAGGGCTGCACGCGGATGGTGTTTTCGATTACGCGGGCCTCGAGCTGCTTCACCGAGTCCGGCATCCATAGCGGATTATCGAGCGGGCCGCCCTTCGGGTCGCGCGGGTCGCGGATCTTCTCGCCGCGCGCGTTGAGCAACGGGCCGCCGCGCCGGAAGCCCTGCGGGTGCTCGATCCAGGGCGCATGCACGCCGTTCTCGGCCATTTTGTCGCGGAGCGCCTTGTGCGCGTAGTTGTCGTAGGCCGCATAGCGCAGATCGAACTCCGTCTGCACCTCGGCGATGCGGCGCGCCAGGTGCTCATAGCGGATGAACTTGCCGGGGATGCCGGTGATCAGGCCATCGCGCACCCACCGGCGGTAGGGCACGCGATCGGTCTTCTCGCCCTGCTCGAGAGTGTCCAGAGGCTTGAAATACTCGATCCAGCAGAGAAGCTGGTCGCCCTCGGGGAAGGCGAACGCCAGGGCGGTGAGGTCGAACTGATAGGACAGGTCGAGACCCACGTAGAGCTCGGCCTTCTCGAACGGCTCGGCGAGGGCATGGCCGCCGCCCTGCAGGTTGCGATCCGGCTTGGCGAAGTCGACCAGGTGCTCTTCATTCGCCATCCAGGCGTTGCGCGTCATCCAGCCGACGTCGGCGTCGGTCCATTCGCAGAAGTTGAGGCGCCGGACGACGTTCTCGCGGCCGGGCACCTGCAGGGCGTCGCGCACCTGGTCGCGGAGATACTGGACCTGGATGGTTATGCCCAGGCCGGGATTTGTCTTCGGCCAGCAGGACTCGTCCATCAGCGGGTCGTCCTCGGGATCGAGGGCCATGATGTAGGCGAAGAGGCGATCGTTCGTCCGGTCGCCTTCCAGCACCGCGACGGAGTCCTCATGCCACTCCCAACAGATCGAGTTACGATCGAAGCCGGAGTTGGTGATGATGAAAAGCAGGGGCTGGCGCCGACCCTTGAACGACGCGGTCGACATATCGACGGTGTAGCGATCGCGGTGCTCATGCAGCTCGTCGATCAGGACGCAATGCGAGCGCAGGCCGGACTTCGCCTTATCCGCGGACTGCGGCTTGAAGATCGAACCGGACTGGCGGTGCGTCAGCTGCCACACCGGCGTCTTGCCGCTTTCGACCAGCCGCCGGTTCAGCAGCGGCGAGGTCTTCTTCATCGACACGGCGTCCTGGAACAGGATGTGGGCCTGATCCTTCTTCGCCGCCGCCGAGTAGACCTCGGCCTTCGCTTCGTCGTCGGCGATCATCATCAGCAGGCCGATGCCCGCCGCGAACGGGGACTTGCCGCATCCCTTGCCGCCTTCGACATAGGCGCGGGTGTAGAGCCGATAGCCGGTCACCGCGTCACGCCAGCCGTTGAGCGACCCGGCGACGAAGACCTGCCAGTCCAGCAGGTAGAAGGGCACGGTCTCCCCGTTCTCCTCGACGGTCAGCAGGTCGGGGAAGAAGTCGATCCACTTCTGCGCCAGGGCCGCGTCCCAACGCCACACCGGCCCCTGGCTTTCCAGCATGGTCAGGTGGCGTTGGCAGGCCAGCCGCACATAGGGACCGGCGACGATCACGCCGTCGATCACCGCCTGGGCGTAGGCGGTTACCGGGTCGTCATAGGCCGTATTTTGCGGCGATCGGGTCATTCTCACCACGGCCAGAGTTGATCTGCGTCCGGCTCGATGGCGTCAGTCCGAACTCGGTCGCGAGCCTCTGCATATCACGCCGCGCCGTAGAAGCGACGCCGACGAGCGGGTTCTGGATCGCGTTGCCGTTGGTCGTCTTCATCAGCACGCCATGGGTCTGCGGATCGACGGCGGCCATCTTCTCGAGGTCGAGCTCGGCGCGGACCCACCGGGAGAAGGCCATGCAGTAGGCCGCAAGCATGGTCTCGTCGACGTTGGTGTAGACGCCGGTCGAATAGAGATCGCCGATCACCCGGTCCCATTCCTGGCGGGCATAGCCCGAGAGATAGACCGGCGGCTCGGGTAGCTCTGCGGGCTGGCTGAATTGCGGTTCGCGCGAGTCTTCATCCCTCCGGCCGCCATTCAGCAGCCGGAGGTTCGTCGGTTTAGGCTTAGGCCCGCGCTTGCTCATAGGGTCTCCTGCTCCGGGCCGCGCTGGGCGGACACCTGGGCGAAGGATAGGCCGAGGGAGGCATGGACGGCTAGGGCGCCGGTGAACGCCTCCCACCGCCGAACGGCCACGTCGACATAGGCGGGCGAGAGCTCCATCGCCAGGACGCGGCGGCCGGACTGCTCCCCGGCGATGATCGACGAGCCCGAGCCCGAGAACGGCTCGTAGATCCAATCGCCCTCGGCGCTGTTCGCCTCCATCGGCCGCCGCATGCATTCGACCGGCTTTTGCGTTCCGTGGCCGGTCGAGCCGTCGTCCACCGTCATGGGGATTTCCCACACGGTAGGTTCCGCGCCGTGCTCCTCCAGGATGGCGACGATCTCAGCCGCCCGCTCGTCCGGCAGGCCATCGACGCGCCAGACGGTGTCGCGCTTGCGCCCGCCGCGCCAGTCTGCCTTGCGGCCCTTCCTGACCGCATACCAGGCGGGCTCATGGCGCCAGTGGTAGTGCCCGCGCGACAGGGCGAAGCGATCCTTCACCCAAATAATCTGCGAGCGCATCTCGAAACCTTCGGCCTCGAGCGACGCCTGCACGGTCCCGGCGTGCAGCGCGCCATGCCACACATAGGCGACGGCGCCGGGGAACAGCGCCCAGGCCTCGCGCCAGTCGGCCCGGTCGTCGTTGAGGACAAGCCCGGTCGCGCGCACCTTCTGCCCCGTCGCCTTGGAGCGCCAGTTGGGATCATACTCGACGCCATAGGGCGGGTCGGTCACCATCAGCTGGGGCTCCCGGCCGTCCAGCAGCGCGGCGACGTCCGCTGCGTCGGTCGACGAGCCGCAGCGGATCACATGGTCGCCCAGCACCCACATATCGCCCAGCCGGGACACCGGCGCCGCGGGCGGCTCGGGAGCCTCGTCGGGGTTGGTCAGGCCGCCGCCGGACCCACGCATGAGGCGCCGCAAGTCGGCCTGGCCGAAGCCGATCAGCCCCATGTCGACGCCCAGGCCTTCCAGCTCGCGAAGCTCGGATCCGAGGAGCTTCTCGTTCCAGCCCGCCAGGGTCGCCACCTGGTTGTCGGCGATGACGTAGGCGCGCTTTTGCGCGTCGGTCCAGCCGGTCGCGGTCATCACCGGCGCCTGGGCGAAGGCGTCATGCCCGCGGGCCAGCAGCTGGGCGGCAGCGAGGATGCGGCCATGCCCGGCGATCAACACGTCTTCCTCGTCGACCAGCACCGCCGTCGTCCAGCCGTGCTCGAGCATGAGCGCGCACAGCTGGTCGACCTGGGCGGCGCTGTGGGTTCGGCTGTTCGAGGCGCGCGGGACGAGATCGACGATCGGACGCAGCACAACCCTCTCGGCGGGCCAGGCGGGAGCGGGAGCGGCCATTATTCGCCCCTCGCCTTGCGGGCGCGCTTGCACAGGCGCGTCGGCCGGTGCGCGACAGGCCAGACCTCGGGCGACTCGGGCACAGTCGCCACGCCGCCACCCTGCAGAGAGCGAGACGGGCCGCGCGACATGAGCGCCAGCATCCGGCGCGCCTTGGTCAGGTTCTCGGCGAAGACCTCGACGACGGCGCCCAGCGCATCGGCCCTGGTTCGACCGCCAATCGACATCGGCAGCTCGTCCAGGCGGAACCGATAAAAACCGACGCCAGGATCAGCCTTCGACACCACCCTGCGCCAGCCGCCGGGCGCGATGACCTCGCCCAGCGCAGGGCCATCCTCGGCCAACGCCGCCACGCGCTCGCTCACCGGAACGGCCACGGAGTCGTCGACTCCCTGGGCCTCCTTTCGACGCCCTCGAGGGGCGGGGGCCGGGGAGTCCTTTGTCCTATGGCTTTCCCCGGTCGACCCCCGGCCTTTTTTTGCGTTCTCTGAAAAAGTGACCCCGGCGCCGGTTTCAGGCACGACAGCCTCCAACTTTTTCTCCCCCTCCCCGTCGCTGTGATCGCCCCCTTCTCGGTCCCGATGTGGGACAGGCGACTCCATGGCTGGCGAGGCGGGCGGCTTGGCAGGGCGCGGCGCTCGCTTCTTCGGGCGGTGCAGGTTCGGATCAGACGGCTTCGTCATGGCTCAGGGTCTCCGGGTGCGGTTGAAGGGGTGATCAGGATCGACAGGCCAGCCATCCGCGTCAATCTCTCGACGGAAGCCTTCAGCCTCCGCGCGTTGGATCGCTTCGTCGTGGCAGTTTTTGCAGGTCGACTCGAGCTCGCCATACCAGAACAGGCGAGGGTCGCCGCGATGGGGAACCTTGTGGTTCACGACGGTCGCGCGCGTCGCGCGGCCCATGACCTTGCAGGGCTCGCACCAGGGCTTGCGCATGAGCTGGCGCTGCCGCAGGCCGCCGGGTCCACGCCAGCGTGCTGACGCATACCATTTGCGCCAGGGCTGCTCGGCGGCGCGCTTGGCGTCGGCGGCGGAACGGGAGGCGCGGCGGGTCACCGGCGCCCCTGGGCAGGGCGAGGCGGGTGAGGCCACCCCTGCTCGCGAAGATCGCGGTAGCGCACGCCAGCGCCCGACGCCCGCCCTACATCGCTCATAGCGCGCGCCACCTCGTCCAGGCTCGGACGCGCCTCGTTCATCTTGACGGCCAAGGCGTCGAGAGCCGCCCGCAGCCGCTCCATGCCCTCCAGGGGCACGCGGGCGGTCTCGGGCTGGTCGTCAGGGGCCAGCCGGTCATAGCGCGACAGAGGGGCCGAGGCGCGGCGGGTGGGGCGACGGGCGGGCAGGACGACACCGGCGCGGTCCTCGTCTTCGCCATCGCGGCGATAGCTGGTCACCTTCAGGGACGTATCGAAGCGCATCACAGAACCTCAATCGGCTTGTCGCAGGTCCAGCCGAACCGACGCGCGCGAAGCGCGGCCATGACGCCGTGCCTCAGCTCTCGGCCGGTCAAGCCGTCCATTGCGATGTTCTGCAGCGAGGCCACGTCATAGCGAGACCGGCCGCCATGAGGGCGAGCAAGGGCGAGGAGCTCCGGCTTGAGCAAGAGCTTTAGAAGGGATCGCGGACACCATCGGTCGTGCATCTGATGATGCATGTGCGCCTCTAGCGGTCGGCGGTGATTGGCGCCGACGAAGCGCACAAAGCCGTCGCCCGTCTCGACCAGCTGCAGCACGCTCCAGGGTATGTCGACCCGGTGCCCGACCCATCGCTCCGCGCAGAACAGAAGAACCGGGCCGCCGATCGCGCACGCATGGCGCATCTGGCCGTGCAAGCGGTCGAGGGTGTCGCGTTCGCTCTTCACCTCTCCAAGGATTAACCGATCGGGCAGAATGCAGGCCAGGTCCAGCCGAGCGCCTCCGAGGTCGAACTCATGAACGATGCGACCGCTCGGCCACGTCGAGCGCATGAGAGCCTCGGCCTTGTCGCGGATGCGCTTCTCAGCTTCGCTCGCCATCACAGCACCTCGAACGACGACGCGGGCGGGACGGCGGCGGGCTCATAGCCGAACTCGCGCTGCAGCTCCGGCGACACGCGACAGCCGATCAGCCCAGGCCGGGGGCCGCGTTCGGCGTCCCACGTCATGCCCTGGGCGTCGAGCTCCATCCAGAGGCGCTGCCGCTTCAGGCCCGGCGCGTCCATCGTGCCCAGCTCAGGGTCGACCGGCGGCGCGCCAGCAGGGCGCACGTCCTCGCCCAACCACACCTCCCACGCATCGCCTTCGAAGATGCGGTGCGTTCCCTTCTCGAACTTGCCGCCATCCTTGCGGACCTCGTCCGACGACAGGTAGGCCCGCAGGCCGCCGAACATCCGCTTCAGGTGCGCGTCCTCGCTCACGCCCTTGGGGCGCCGCTTCAGCGCGGCGGCGAGCGCCTTCTGGATTTTCGCGCGCGTCGTGCGCTTCTTTCCATGTTCACCGATAGCCTCCCAAACGGTCGCCGTCGCGATCGAAAGATCGACGGAGTCAGAGGGCTCGTCGGATGCAAATCCGACAGACTCTTCTATGGTTTCTTCAGTGGTCTCTTCTAGGGAGTCCTGGACTCCCCGGTTTGGAGCACAGGACTCCATGGCTGAGGACACAGGACTCCCCGGCTTCGCCCCTTTCTTGGACACACGACTCCCCGGCTGGGCAGGGCCGGAAGCCGGGATCATCACCGCCGGGAGCGTCAGATAGATGTCGTCGGCCTTGCGGCGGCCGGACGCCTCGGGCGGGTGCTTTACGCGCTTGATCAGCGGCGGGTCCATCGCCTCGAACTCGGCCAAGGTCCGCGCAACGGTCTTCGGATGCAGGCGGGTGTCGCTGGCGAGGGTCGACTGCATGGCGAAGCACCGGCCGACCTCGTCGCCGCACCGGCGGGCGATGGCGAGGGCGAGCACAAGCTGGGTGGACGTGGTGATCTGCGGGCAGCGGATGGCGGAAACGATCAGGTCGATCAAAGGACTTCTCCTGCGGGAGCGAGTGCGGGTTGAGAGGGCGGCGCGAACAGGTCGGCCGATGGCGATTTAGCGAAGGGATCCGATGCGTCGAAGGGCGCCTCGTCCCGGATGGCGTTGTGACCGATCGACGCCCATAGCTTCGCGGTCCCCACGTCGCCCTCGCGGACCTTCAGGCCGATGGCTTCGACGATCGGCGAGGAACAGCGCATCACCCATTCGGCCACCTTCAGGTCGCCCTTGGGCTCGCGCTCGCGGCGGGCGTAGTAGGCGTCGCGATAGCAGCCGATCACGACGTCGGCGTCCTGCTCCCACGACCCGGAGTCGCGAAGGTCCGCCAGCATGGGCCGCTTGTCGTCGCGCATTTCCACCTGGCGGTTCAGCTGGGCCAAGGCCAGCATGACGACGCCCAGCTCGTCGGCGAGCTCCTTCAGGGCGCCGGACACGACGGTCTGGTCCTCGAGCCGCGACCGGCCGCCCTTGTCGGGCGTGATCAAGCCGACGTGGTCGACGACGACCAGCCGCAGAGGGATGCCGATCGACTCCCAAAGCATCTTCTGGCGCATGATCATCGCGCGGACGCGGCCCAACGTCAGGCCGGTGCGTTTGATCATGTAGAGGGGCAGCTTCTCGGTCTCGGCCTGGATCGACGCGATCATGCGCCGCTGGGGCTCGGTGCAGGTGCCCTCGCGTATCGCCCGATAGAAGGGCGCGTCATGGCCGTAGCGGGAGAAGGCGAGGTCGGTCAGGTGGCGCCGGGCCATCTGTTGCACGGTCATCTCGGCGTTGATCTCGGCGACGCCCAGCCCGGCCATCGCGACGTTGAGCGCCAAGCACCCGGCGAGCGCCGACTTGCCCATGCCCGGCCGTCCGCCCAGCACGATCATGTCGCCCAGCTCGGCGCCGCCCAGCAGCTTGTCGAGCTTGGCGATCCCCAGCTTGAGCATCGGCCGGGCCTCGGGTCGGTCCATGCCATAGCAGACCTCGCGGGCCACCTCGCCGAACGGGCGCAGGCTGAGGTCCGTCTTGCCCTGGCGGACGCCGATCAACTCGCGCTCGAGGTCGGCCATCAGCGTCGCGCCGTCAGCGTCCCCGTCCGTCGTCGCGCGAAGGGCGATCTCCGAGGCGATGCGGGCGACCTCGCGGCGCAGGGCCACCGACCGCACGACCTTGGCGTAGTGCCCGGCCTGGTTGCGCGGCGGCGCCTTGTCCATCAGGTCGATAAGGTAGCGCGTGCCGCCGAACTCGGCGAAGGCCCCGTCGACGATGAAGTATTGCGCCAGCTGCGACGGCTCGGCGAGGCGACCGGCGCGAATGTCGCGGGTGATGGCGCGGAACAGGCGTTGATGGAACGGCTCGAAGAAGTCGCGGTCTTCGACGACGCCGTCGATATCGACCAGCGCGTCATTGTCGAACAGCAGCGCGCCGAGAACGGCGTGCTCGGCCTCAAGAGCATGAGGCGGCGGCGCGTCCCCCTCTGAGGGCGCGTCAGGATGGTGCGGATGGCCGTCGAACAAGGTAACCCCCGGTATGGTGCGATTGGCGGGCCTGCGGCGCCCTGGCCCCCTGAAGGCCTGCCAAGGAGCACCCTGCTCCATGGTCGGCGCCAAAGGCAAGCCGAACGCTTAGGGAACGCGCATTTTTGATTGTTGACCTTTTGCTAACCCCCGCCCCGTAGTGTCGAGACCCGCAGGAGGAAAAGCCATGCAGAATCCGAACGAAGACTGGCGGCACGCCTACATCGGCGCGCTGCTTCGCGAACAGAAAACGGCCCAGCAGCACCGCGATGGCGTCCGCTGGGCCGTCATGACCGGCCTGATCACCGGCCTGGTGGTCGGCGCGGCCTTGCTGCTTTCCGGCGCCTATTAGACCAGCGGGTCGAACTTCCCCGCCTCAAGGCCCCAGGCGTCCCATCCGCCCGCGCTCTGACGGGCGAACATTTCGAGCCTGGGCACCTCGAGACCCATCAGCCGCTCGATGCGGGCGCGGGCCAGGTCAGGCTTGCGGCTGTGCTCGCGGCGCGGCGCATCGATCCACCGGCGCACGCTCTTGTCGACCCGCCGGGGACGACCGCGCGTCCCCAGCAGGCATAGCTCCGGGTTGGCGCGGGTCCAGTAGCCCATGCCCGCGAAAGGCGAGCCGTCCCGGTTCCGCTTGGTCCAGACGAAGCCGACGGTCTTATACTCGAACCCCCAGGCCTGCATGGTGGCGATGCCCTCCCGCAGCAGCGGGTCGGTGACCCACAGGAAGAGGGCGCAGTCCGGAGCCGCGATATCCGCGACGGGCAGGGCCTGAATGTCCGCCAGCGTCATCGTCGGATAGTGGTTCTGCGCCGAGCGCGCGTCGCCCTTCTCCGAACGCGGACGCCAGGTCCACGGCGGATCCGAGAGGATCACGCCATACTGCCCAGCCCTGGGCGTCTCCAGCAGGTTCACGCGCCGCCTCCGAACGCTTCGGCATAGGTCTCCATCTGGCGCAGGGCCGCCGCCTGGTCACGCTGGCTGCGCGCCGAGGTGTGGTCGGAGCAATAGGGCGAGCCGGGCACGGCCTTATGGCCGCAGAAGAAGAACGGCGCCGACGCGGTCACCGGCCACCGGCAGTCGCATTTGCCCAGCTGCATGAGCGTCAGCTTACGCGGCGGTGCGGCGGGCGGCTCGGCGGGCACATAGCCCTTCTGCGTCGACACGCCGATCCGCATCCCGGTCAGGGTGGAATAGGCCGGTCGGGTCGCGCCCTTGCGGTCGCCGCCCCTGGGCGTCTTCCTGGACGTCTTCAGCTCGGCGATCATGGGCGTGGCCGCGCGCGCCGGAGGGCGCGGGTTCCGCTTCGGCATGACGCGCTCGAACTCGACCCTTGGCTTTGCCGCAGGCGGGCGCTTGACGCCCATGCGATTGAGGATGCCGATGATCGCCGATCGCGAAACCGAATGTTTGAACTCCGACGTCAGCGCTTCGGCCACCTTTCCGGCCGAATAGCCGTCGACCAGATAGAGGTGCGTGGCGCGCTCGCGGGCGGCTTCGCTCCATGGAAAAGGAACAGCAGGTTTCCTCACAGCAGGCCCCTCCCGCCGTAAAGGCGCTGGTCCCATTGGTGCTGATACTGCCGGGCATAGGCGCGCATCATCAGAATCCAGACGCCGAACGCATCGGCCGCGTCATGGGTCGGCGGGTTGAGACCGCACTTCTTCGCCGCGGCCATCATGTCGGGCTTGTCGGCGCGGCCCGAGCCGCCGATCGCCGACTTGACCTGGGAGGCGTAGACCTCCTCGCACAGGACATTGCGCTGATAGCAGATCGTTTCAGCAAACCCCGCCAGGCCCTGCAGCTTGCGGGTCGTCGCCAGGTTGGTCGTCTTCTCCCACTTGTTCTTTTCGCTGTTGTAGCGGGCGGCCGGGAGCATCGGCGCCTCGATGGCGCAGATCAGGGCCTTGCGGTCCACCGATCGGGGGCCGAAGTCGCCCGGCTCGGTCTCGACCTCGAACTCGGCCTGGAGCTCGGAAATCTTGGCGTGCATCCAGCGGAAGAAGAAGTCGAAGTAGGGGCCGTTTTCTTCCCCGGTCTTCGGCATGGTCACTGAGCCCAGGGACGGGAGCGAACTCCCGTCCCCAGCGCACCAGCCGGTCGTCGTAGCGAGGTCCAGCGCGAGCAACATCAGCGGCCACCATCCTGCGCAGGCGACATCATGTGCGCGTCGGCGATCTCGGGCCGACATTTGACGAAAGGCCGCTCCTCGACGACCCACACCGTGAATCCGCCGCGGTCGACCACAGGCGATCCATCCGGCTCAAACATGCGGAATGTGTCGCCAGCCTCCAGGACGCCCATGTCCACGGCTTCGACCCACTGGCCGTCAGCGGCTCGGACTTCGATCCGACGAAGCTTCTGAGGGTCCAACATCAGTGCAGCACCTCGCCCGAAACAGCGTCAGCGTCCTGCGGGGTCGCTTCAGCATCCGGTTCGATTTCGACAGCATCGAGCGTGCCGGCAGCGGTCCCCGCCTTCTTCTTGCGCGACGGCCGGGCCTTCATGGCGTCGGCGATCTGCGCGACGTTGCCGGGCGCCTCGGGATCGATCTGCGCGGCGGCTTCCAGCTGGGCCTCGTTGCGTTCCGACTCGGTCCAGGCCTTCTCGTCCTCGTCGGCGAAGCCCCGCAGGTAGTCGGGGATATACTCGGGCGGGCACTCCTCCGGCGCCTTCTGCGGCTTGCCCAGGCGAGACGCCACCTGGCCCAGGGCGAACCATTCGCGCCGCTGGATTTCGTCGTCGCCCAGGTTCTTGAACATATCGGGCTGATGGCCGACCGGCAGGCCCAGCCATTCGGCATAGCGGCGGCCGGTGTCGAAGTGCGAGCGGACCTCGGCGCGGTCCCATTCGGCCATCTTCAGGGCTGCATCCAGCAGGCCCAGCTCGATCCCTTCGGCCTTCCACTTCTTGCGGATGCCCTTGCGCTTTTCATTGATCGACCGCGCCTCGGCGTTGACCTTGGCAATTTCGCGGACGGCCTCGAGGAAGGTCGCAGACGTCACATTGCCCTGGGCCTCGCGGCGGGCTTCTGCGTTCGGATTAATCGGTTCGTTGCCGTCTTTTTCAGACGAGCCGAGAGTGCGCGCCATTGCGCTGCCTCCATTGATAGCCGGGAAGGTTGGCCCCCGAGCGCGGCCAGCAGGCCCGTCGGCCGTGGCTGATTTCGATCCTGCCGAAACACCCTGCATGAGCGAGGATTCCGCTGTCAATCTTTTGATTGACTCCGAGTCCGCGAAAGTGCTCATTGCCGCTTGATCCCCGCAGGATCACCGATCACCGAAGGAAAACAGAATGCCAAAGCACCTGAGTGCCGCCCAAACCTCGGCGGTCGCCGCCAGCGCGACCACCCTCCTTTTCCAGACGCTCGACATGGTCAAGGTCCACCCTGACCGGCCCACAGAAGAGGAACGCGGGTGCGCGACGTCGATGGTCATGGCGGCGGCGTTCGCTGTCGCCGAGGACTTGTGGTCACGCAAGGTCGCGGTCGACGCCTTGGCCGCCACCTGCGCGGCCACGATGGGCCTGGGGCCAGACGTCGGCGCCTTCGTCAATGCATGGCAGGCGGCGCTAGGCGTGCGCCTCGAGATCGCCACGGCGCAAGAGAAGCTGGCCCGAAGGGCGCGGCAAGAGCTGATCGACCAGATCGCAGCCTTTGAGACGCCCGCCGAGTATGACGAACGGACGGGCGACAGCATGAGCGGGGACGACGCGATCGCCACGCTGGTCTCGATGATCGAATCCGCGCGCCGCCTGAGCAAGCACGACGCGTCGCAAACCTTCCACTTTAAGGCCGACGTCCCCGGCCATACGGCGCCCGAGGGAGGCCAGCTTTGATCACCGCCTCCTCAATCGCGCGAGCCATAGACCCGCTGCACGGATCGGCGCTCGACCGTGAGACCATCGCCGCCGAAGTCATGGCGCACATCAAGGCCCAGCTCGAGCACGACGGCTTGATCATAACGCACGGCGGCCACCACCTGCTCGACGCGAACGACAAGACGGTCTGGCGAGCCGAGCCGGTCGCGGGCGTCGCCGCGCATGTCGACCCGGACTCCCCCAGCGCATCAGCCATGATCGCGCGCCGGTTCGCGAGGCGGCCATGATCCAGCACTACAGCCAACTGGCCGCCAGCCCAGCCGAGCCGCTCCTCAGCGCCATCGAGGCCGAACTGCTCGCCAATCGATGGGCGCGCGAACGCGGCCTCGCATGGGACGACCGGGTCTGCGCCTTCGTCGCCGAGGGCGGCAAGGTGCTGGCGGCGATTGCCTGGCGCCACTACCCCAGCCGCCGGTCGGCCTGGGTGACGATCGGCGGCACCCGCGACGGCTTCCGGGGGCAAGGCCTCTACCGCGCCACCTTCGTCGGCCTCGTCGAGCACCTGCGCCAGCTTCGGCCGGAAATCCACGTCATCGAGTCCGGCCACCACGTCGACAACGGCGCCAGCGAGGCCATGCACCTGGCGCTCGGGCGCGAGCTGGTCGGCAAGAGTTACGAGTTTAACCTGAGAGAGGAATGACGATGGCTGATCAAATCCAGGGCGAGATGATTTTGCCCATGAACCACCTGGCCGAAGCGCTGGACGAACTCCTCAACGGCGTCGCGCCGCCGCCACCGCAGACCTGGAACAAGCGCTGGGGCTTCGTCCTGCTCACAGCCGAGTTTGGCGCCATCCAGGACGGACGGGTCAACTACATCAGCAACGGCGAGCGCGAGGACATGGTCGCCATGCTCCGGGAGCTGCTGGCCCGCTTCGAAGGCCAGCCTTTCCAGGAAGGCCGGGCATGAAGCCGCAGACGCAGCCGAACGAAGACCAGCTGCCGGACGGGGTCTACATCGCCCTGCCGGAGACCGCCTACTTTCGCCAGAAGGCCCTCGGATCCAGCGACCTGGCCTATCTATGGGACGACGACACGGCGGACGGCTGGTGGTGGCGCAGCCCGAACAATCCGCACTACCGGCGCCGCTACAAAGACGCGCTCGACTTCGGGTCCGCGCTTCACTGCCTGGGGCTGGAAGGGCGCGGCGCATACGAGGCGCGCTACGCCGTCGCCCCGAACCCGGCAGACTTCCCCGGCCTGCTCGAAACCGTCGACGACCTGAAGAGCGCGCTGGGCGCCACGTCGGCCCCGCCGATGCCCGCACGCGCCCGCAAGGCGGACCTGGTCGAGGCGGCCAAGGCCTACCTGCCCGGCCGCCCGATATGGGACGACATTGTCGAGAAGGCGAAGCGCAAGGCGGGCGACAGGACGGTCATCAGCGCCGAGGCTGCCTATCAGATCGAGGTCATGGTCGCCGCCGGGATGCGCGACCCGATCATGAACGCGATGTTCACCGCCGAGGGCGGGGTTCGCCTGGTCGAGGTCTCGGTCTTCTGGACCTTGCCCAGCGGGACGCGGCTGCGGTTCAGGTTCGACTCCCTGCTCCCGGCGGCGAACTGCGACCTCAAGTCCATCGAGAGCTGGCGCACCGGCGAGAGCCTGGCGGACGCGGCAGGCAAGGCCATCGGCGCCAGAAGCCTGGACCTGCAGGCCGCCCTCTCCTTCACCGCCCGCCGCCAAGCCTACCGCGCAATCGAAGAGGGACGGGTCTGGATGAACCCGAACCCGGAGCCCGGCGCCACCGACCCGCTCGAGCAATACCACTGGCTCAAGCGGTTTCCCGGCGAGGCGCCGCTCGATCTGGACGGGAGGCCGGGTTGGCGATGGCTGTGGGCCTTCTTCCAGAAGCCGACGATGGACGGCCGGGCGCCGACGATCCTGCCGGTCTGGCTCGAGTTTGGATCGCTCGAGCACCGCGACGGCTACCGCAAGGCCGCCCTCGGCGTCGCCAACTACGAGACCAGGGTTCGGCGCTTCGGGCTCGACCAGCCCTGGTCGACCAGCCTCCCGGCCCACACGATCGACGCCGGAGCCGCGCCGGAGCTGCAGGTGCGCATCCCGTCATGGACGAAACAGCCCGCCGCCGTGGCGGACGAAGAAGGAGAACTGCAATGGAAAAGCTGAACCCGACCGCCCGCAACGTCCTGGGCCATGTCCTGAAGCGAAACCGCGCGGAGCGGAAGATGATCAGTGAGCGGCTCGAGGCCCTTCGGGCAGAAGTCGCTCGCTGCGAAGCCGAAGTCTCGCAGCTCGACGGCGCGATCATAGACCTGGAAGACGCCCTGGGCGAAGAAGAGGCGGCCCGATGGGAAGCCTGACGCCCGACCAGATGGTCAAGGTGATCGCGATCGCGCCGTTCGAGATCGCCGAGGCTATGGCGTTGTGGGCCTCGCGCGCGCGGGCAGACGCCGACGCCCATGCGGCAGGCCGATCGCTTTCAATGGCCGACGAAGAGGCTTCGCGATCCTGGGCGAACGGGCTGGGCGCCCCGACCCCCTACAGCTTCGAGACCGACCAGGCATTCGGCGAGCGCGTCGCCGCCGCCATCCACACCCTCATCAAGGAAATCTGACATGACTGAATCCCGCGCCGTCGCCACGGCCCAGCCCGCCCGCCAGGTCGCCCGCGTCGAGAACGTGCAGCCGATGTTCGATACCGACCGTTTCGAGCACTTCCAGCGCGCCGCCAGCGCCCTGATGCACTCGAGCATCCTCAACCCCTCGATCCGAGGCGACGACCCGAAACAGTGCTTCTCAAACCTGATGCTGGTCTTTGACCTGGCCGACCGCTGGAAGCTGCCGCCGCTCTCAATCGCGCAGTGCATCAGCATCGTTCACAACAAGGTCGTCTATGAGGGCAAGCTGATCCAGGCGGCCCTCGACTCCAGCCTCGGCGTCACCCTTTACCCCTGGTGGACCGGCGAGCGCGGCACCCTCGAATACCGCATCTTCCTGAGCGACACGCCTTGGGACGACATGAGCGACGAACAGCTCGCGGCGCTGAGGCCAGGCGTTCAGATCCGAGGGCGCCGGATCATCGACGGCTCGGTCGCCGAGTGGCGCACCTTCAAGAAGAACAGCACCGAAGCGACGCCCGCATGGTCTGGCGCGGCGACGCAGAACCAGCTCCTCTATCGCGGGAGCCGGGAATGGGCGCGCCGATATGAGCCCGCGCACCTGCTGGGCGTCTATGGCGACGACGAGATCGAACAGATTCAGTCGCGCATGGACCGCGCCCGCGACTCGGCGCCTGCCGCCCTGGGCCTGTCCGGCGGCTTCACCCGGCCGGTCGAGCCTGCGCCGGAGCCGGAGGTCGAGGACGCCCAGGTCGAGCCGGTGCAGGAAGAGACCGCCGAACAGGCGCAGAATGCCCCGGAGACGGCCCAGGACGGCCAAGTCGAAGCCGAGGCGACTGCCGAGCCCCAGGCCGAAGAAACCGCCCAGGACGACGGCCCCAGCGTCGAGGATGTGAACGCCCGCGCCCAGGCGGCATACGAGGCCACCTTCTGCGGCTTCCCCCACACCTATGAGGGCGAGGACCAATGGCCTGACGAAGACCGCGCCGCGATCGACGCCGAGGCGCAGAAGGGCGCCGACGCCTTCGACGACGCGAAGGAGCTGGCCTATCAGCAGGGCCGCGCCGGTCAGGTCATGACCGAACTGCAGCCGCCGGTCGACGCCACCGGCCTGACCGCCCGATGGAAGGCCCTGCGCGCCGAATGGGAGAAGGGGCAGGCGGACGCGGCGGCCGACTCCAAGCCGAGCCCCTCGGCTGAGGAAGGCGCGGCCCAGGACGACACCGACGACGCCGAGACGGACGCGCTGGCCGGATGGACCGCGAAGCTGCTGGAGCTCAACAGCTGGGCGGACATCAAGGCCGCGCTGCACGCCTTCAGCCAAACGCCCGAATGGAAGGCCATGGGGCCGGAAGACCTCTCCGACGTGCGCTCGCTCGCCTGGGGCCGCCAAAACTTCCTGATCATGGACGGGCAGGAAAAGTTTGATTTCCTGAACGACCTGACTGCGTTCCGCTGCTGGATCGAGTGGACCGAAGACGCCGACGCCATCGAGGGCAACTGGCAGGCGATCGCCTCCATGCCCCACTTCCAGAACCTGGGCGCCGACCAGCAGAAGGCGCTCGCGGCAGCGGTGCAGGCCTGCATCGCGGCCCTTGGGGGCGGGGAATGACCGGCCGGGCGCGCACGCCGGACAGCCGAGCGACGGCGGGCCAGCAGATCGAAGACGAGCTGGACGCCATCAGCGACGAAATGCGCCGCCGCACGCGGGACTGGATCGCCAAGAGTCGGCGGCCGAACCCGCGCAGCGTGCCGATGCACACCGCCATCCTCGGCGGCATAGCAGGCGGGCTGCTCGACGAACTTTGGGAGATGGCCCAGGGCGACGTCGAGCGGTTCCGCGCGGGATGGATCACCTTCTGCGACGGCTACATCGGCGCCGTCCAGGAAGACGAAGCGGCCAACAGGGAGGAAGGCCATGACGACCAAGACAGTTAGCGACGAAAAGGTGCTGCGGCAGTTTGATGCCGCGAGGCGCGCGGTCGACATTCTCGACGCCCGCGTCGAACGGCTGCAGCAGCTCCGAAACAGCCGCCACGCCCTGGCCCGATGGTGGGGAGGCGTTCGCAGCCCCGTCGTCATCGAGGCCGCCCTCGAGGCTAGGGACTGGCTGATCACCTGCCGCCGGGTCGCCCGCCGACGCGGCCTGCTGAACCACCGCGCATAGGATACCGCCATGACAGAGACGACCACTGAAACGCCCCGCCTCACCCGACGCCAGGCCGCGAAGATACGCACGGCCGATCGGGTGCTCGAGGCCGCCCGCCACCACTTCACGACGGTCGGCTGGGCCAAGGGCACGATCCGCGCCATCGCCCAAAAGGCAGGCATGAGCACCGGCGCCGTCTTCGCCAACTATGACAGCAAAGACGTCCTCTACCGGGCGGCGATGGGCCACGACCCCATCACGCCGGAGCAAGGGCGCATGATGGCCCTTTCCCTGCTCGATATCGCCCTGGGCGACATGAGCCATGAAGGCATCGCCAAAAGAGCCGCCGAAGCGGTCGAGGCGATGGTCGACGCGATTCCGGGGATCACTGCAGCATGGGAAGCCGCCCGGCTGCGCGAAGGCGAGGCCGCAGAATGATCGCCGCCCTCATTGTCGCGGGCGCCTTCCTGGCGGGCTTCTGGCTCGGCGGCGCCTTCCTCACGCTGGCGATCGTCAAAACGATGCCGGACGACGAAACGGGCAACACAGGGCGGCTGATGTTCTCCCTGCTTTGGCCGATCACCCTGCTCATGTCGGACGAGCTATGACGGTCCCGATCGGCGAACAGGTCGCCTGCATCGAGCGCGAGCTCCGCTACCGACAGCGGGTCTATCCCGATTGGGTGGCGCGGGGCCGCATGACGGCGGCCAAGAGCCGCGAAGAGCTCCGGCGCATGGAAGCGGTGCTCGCCACGCTGCGGGCGATCGAGGAAGGGCAGCGCCTGATTTAACACTCTGGCAACGATCATTAAATCTACAGAACGCCGTCCGATTACGCTTGATAGTCGGGCGGCGTTCGCGCTTATGGACGTCAACGCCCCCGCAGGGCCGAACGACAAACCGGAGACCGAAGATGACCGACCCCAAGCTGCCCACCACCGCCGCCGAAGCCCTGGCCCTGGTCATGACCTCGACCTTCCGCGACTTCACATCGCACGATTGGGACGCCTACGCCGGGTGCGAGACGCAGAACCCGAAGATCGCCGAGCGCGAAGACGGGATGACCATCGTGATCGACGGCCCCCGGATCGAGTTTGTCTTTTACGACGCCGAGGGGAACGTCCTCGATGCCTTCTTCCTGATCAAGGAAGGCTGACCAGCCAGCCCCGCCCAGGCCACCGCCGGGCGGGGTTAACGCCTTGGCAACACTCATTAAATCTGTGCGCAGCGGATTGATTCCGCTTGATAGATTTTCGCGGTTGCCGCTTATGAAGGTCACACGCCCCCGCAGGGCAGCACGAAAAACGGAGACCGAAGATGAGCCGCGCCAGCCAAACCATCGCCAGAAACGCTTTCGCCGCCAAGGCCGCGCACGACGCCCACCGCGACGCCATCATCGCCAAGGCCCAGCACATCATCGCCGCGATGGCGCGCCAGCCCGAGGCGCCGAACTGGAGCGACGCGGGATCGCTCGAGAAGGTCCGCGCCGACCTCGACGAAGTCATCCGCTTCCTGGGGGCCTGAGTTGAGCCCGGCCGACCACGACGAGCTCCGGCGCAGGGCGCAGGCCGCCCTCGCCGGGATCCGAGAGACCCTTCAACAGATGGAACGCGCGCTGGCCGCGCGAGGATTATGAGACGATCGAACTTCGACCTGCCACGCCACCCGGTCGGCGCCGTGTTTATTCACGACGACGCGGTCTGGATCGCAGGCGAAACCGACTCCTTTCGCGCTGCCTTCATCCGGCGCGAGGATGACGCCAGCTGGTCGCTGATCACCCAGGGCGACCCGCTGTCGGCACAGAAGCGGGTCTCGAACGGCCCGCTGCTGACGACCGCCCGAGGCGCCCTCAAGCGCTACGCGGCGAAACTGAAAGCCCACACCCGATAACCCCCCGCAGGGAGACCACCACCATGAACGCCAAGAAAACGACCGCCCAGGGCCATCCGCTGCCCGCATGGGAGGAAGGCCGCGCAACCAAGGGGATGGCCGTCCTGGGCCTCCTGCGGCGCGAGAACGGGGCATCCATTGCCGAGATCATGCAAGAGACCGGCTGGCAGGCCCACACCGTGCGCGGCTTCTTCGCCGGGCAGCAGCTGAAGAGGACCGGCTACAAGGCCTTCCGCTTCCTGCGCGACGACGGCCAGGCCGCCTACCTCGCCCGGCCGATCGGGAAGGAGCAAGCCGATGGCTGACATCACCTTCATCGACGACCGCGAAGAAGAGCGCCGGGTGCAGGACTTGGCCCATCAGCTGCTCGACGCCTGCCGCGAGATCGTCGCGAGGCATGCCGACGGGGACATGAAAGAGCCCGAGGCGCGCGAGATGGCGTCCATCGATATCGCGGTCCAGACCCTCTTCATGTGTGACCACCTGGGCCAGGATTTAGCGAAGGATGGAAACTCGCCGATGCTTCGGGCGCGGAGGCTGGGGATTTCCAGCGGGCTGGGCCAGGTGCTCGGAAGCCACACGGAAACGATCAGCATGGCCCTGAACCTCGGCGTGTCGCTCCAGATGGTCGAGAAGGCGGCATTTCGCCGCCACTCGGACAGCCGCAAGCGCTTCGACCAGCTGAAGAAGGAGGGCAAGCTGTGAGCCCGCCGACCTGCCAAAAGTGCGGCGGGGATATCGCCGGATGGCTTTGTCAGAACTGCCCAGCCGAGTTTCGCGAGAACGACGACGGGGTGCTGATCTTCGACGTTGAAGCCCCGGCAGAGGCGGGGGAGCGTGAGGCGTGGAAATGGATCGCGACGCTTTACCCGAACGATGCGCCGTCCGACCTCGCTTACGACGCCAGTGAAATGGTTGACGCATTTATGGCCGGACGGTCGTCCGCCCTCCGCACCCAACCCCAAGCCCGCGAGGAAGCGCAGCCGGTTGGGGTTGTGGATGGGCTTATAGGCCGTTTGAACACGGCGGAGTTGGACGACGGAACGCCCCTCTACACCCACCCCGCCCCCGACGCGCTGCGGGCGGCGGAGAGCCTGGCGTCCTATCGGGATACCATCGGCGCCCAGCCGCAGGCCCGTCCCTGGGGCTGGGATTACGAAATCTGCACCGGATGCTCGGCAAGCCTGACGATGGCGGACATCAAGGCGAGCGGGAAAGTGTCCTGCTGCCCCGACCGGCGCATGGTCACGGTGCGCGAGCTGGTCGACGCCTATGAAGCGCGGCGGGTCGCCGTGGTGGCGTTGACTGCTGCTATGCGAGTAATGACCAGGATCGCCGCCACGTCGAGCGCGAACCTGGATCAGGCGATCACGAACATCGGGGAGATGCGCGAAGCTGCGCTTCATGGTGCCGATGCTGCCGCCCAAGCCCTCGCCGCCCTGCAAGCCGAACAGAGGGCGAAGTAGCTGAGAACCCCCAGGCCGTCATTGTCCCGGCCTGGGGGCCTCTCGGGGGAAAGCTGCAACGGCCAGACGCAAACCGCTGCGCGCCGAGGCAAGGTCGGCCGAAAACGCTTGAGCGTCAATCCAGGCCAGAAACGAAACGACCCGCCACCCCCGAAGAGATGGCGGGCCGCCCCGCAGGATGCCGCACCGACGACAGAGTCGACCGAAGGCAAATGCGCCCTGCTGTGACGGCGGGACGCAAAACCTGACTATCGCGGGCAGGCGCCGCGCGCAATAGCCGCTCGCTCCCATCCCCGACGCCCCCAGGACCGCGCCTCGGCGTCGGACGTCAGGTGGTCCCGCACCGCCTCCCGCTCGGCCTCAGTGACCGGCGCGATGATCGACCCGGCCACCGGCGGCTCGGCCTCGAGCTGGGCGCACAGGCGCGGATCCGGCCGGACAGGATCAATCACCGGCGGCGGGAGGGGCGAGGGCTTCGCGCAAGCTGCGAGGATCAACAAGCTCGCGCACAGGGCAGCGGTTCGCATCATAGGTCGGCTCCTTCGTTACGATCTTCTCAATGACGCGCGCCGAGCGCCGGGCCTCCGCGACCTGGGCCTGGCATGAAACCTGCGCCTGCGCCATCGCCTCCTCGGCCGCCATCCACTCCCGGCCGCGCGCCGCTTCGCTCGCCGACCACGCCAGCCAATGCGTCTCGGCCTCGGCCTGCGCCTCCCGCGCCTGCGCCGCCCAGCTCTCGGCCTCGGCCTTCGCACGCGCCAGCTGGGCACCGGCGCCGACGACCGGCGTGCATTGCCACGTCAGCGCGCCCAGGAAGGCGACCAGCAGCCATGGCGAATACGGCCGCAGCGCGCGGAGCAAGCCGCCGATGACGCCCAGGACGGCCGTCGCCGCCTTGTGGGCCAGATAGAGAAACCCGCCGCCCGTCATGCACCCCTCCAATAGTTGCCCGCCGAGAAGCCCAGCACGCGGCGCTCGGTCACTTTCTGGATCGCTTCGGCGCGGGTGATCCGGCCGTCCTTATTGACGTCGAGGCCAGCGTTCTGGCGATAGGTCGTCGGCCGCGTCGCCTTGTCCCACAGGACGAAGGAGTCCGGCTGACCGACGCCCGCGGGCCAGAGGATCGCCATGTAGACGTCGCCGAGGTTCCGCAGCCGCCCCTTGAAGGGCCGGAAATACTTGTAGACGTAGTTGAGCTGGTCCTCGGCGGTGAGCGCCGCCAGCCGGTCGGTTGCCGCCCGTCCCTTCGCTGCCTTCTCAGCCGGGGACATGGCCTTGATCTCGGCCGCCGAGTGGAAAAAGGCCAGGGCGGTCGCGGGCATGAACTGAATCAGCCCGGTCGCGCCGGAGCCCGCCATGTTCCGAACCGAAGGCGAGAAGGTGTTGTCCGACTCCCACGCCATGCACGCCATCAGGTCGTCGGCGCCGGTCAGCGTCGGCATGGCCAGCTCGGCGGCGATCCAGCGCACGCGGTCGCGGAAGGTGCGGGAGACCCGCGCGCCCCAGCACAGGGCGGGATCGAGGCCGTTGATCGGCGTCGGGTCCGGCACAGCCGCATCCTCATGCCCGGCTGACGCCTGGGCGATCAACAGATCAAGCCCAGCCTGCCCCTTGGGGCCGAGGGCGCCGTCGATCGCGCCGTCATAGACGCCCGCGTCTCGGAGCCGGGAAAGCACATGGTCGACGGCCGCTCGGCCGGTCAGGATTCTGGTCACGCGCGGGGCCTCCCTCCAGGGTTAGGCCGCCACCCTATCGCGAACCTGGAACGCCGTCACTCGGGGCCAGCAGGGCGCCTCGGAAGTAGAAGCCCAGGATCAGCAGCATCCCATCCTTGAAGAGCTGCACGACGTCGGCCACCGACTGCTCGTAGGCGGCCGGGACATACTTGCCGAGATAGGCGATCACCGGCAGCAGCAGGAAGTTACCGGCGAGGAAGCCGAGCGCCAGCACCGTCGTCGTGCGCGGCAGGTTGATGACCTTGGGCCACCACTTAGGCGGGCGGCGGTTCACTTCTGGCCCCCGAGCTCAACAAGGCGGCCGGGGCCGTGGATCGCCAGCTGCGCGACCTGGCGCTGCAGCGAATCCATGCCGGAGTTGAGGCGCGAAAGGTCGCTTTCGACACGCTCCTGATGGCCGCGCGTCCCGGCCTCGAACGCGGCGAACTCTTCACGGAAACGGGGCAGGCCATCGGTCGACTGCTCCAGGGACTTGAGCCGGGCGTTTAGGCTGGCCCGGTCGGCGTTCGCATCGGCCGTCAGATCATCGGCCCGGCGCATCCGCTCGGTCAGGCTGTCGATCGCCCGCTCGGTGAAGGTCTGGAAGGCGTTGATCAGCTGGGCTTGCCCTTCCTGGTGGGCTTTCATTCGCCCCAGGAAGAAGGCCAGCAACAGACCCTGCACGCCCAGCCCGGCGAGGCCGAGACCGATGGTCACGATGACGGGAACCCATGGATGCACGGCGGCGACCTCCAACTCAGTCACTCCCCTTAAACAGCGCCGGACGATTCTGCGAAAGGCCCCGGCCCGAAAGCAGCCGAGACCTGGGCGACGCGCCAGCGAAGAGACGTCACCGGCGCCCCGAAATCGGCGGTCTGCATCGCGGCCGTGTAGACCCACGCCGTCGCGTCCTCGATCACCACCTCGCGCACCGTCGACGTTCCCGCCGCATTGCGGATTTGCAGCACGTAGCGCTCGAACTCTTCGGCGAGCGGAGGCGGGTTGATCGTCTCCCCGATCCGGCTGCGGCGGGTCCACTGCAGATCGATATCGCCGCCGCCGGACGGCCCCTCGGCTATCAGGTCGACCGGGCTATAGGGGCGCAGGCCAACGCCGCTGTTCGCCCAGGCCACGGCCGGAGTGTCGGCCTCGAGCGTCAGCAGCGAGACCGCCTTGTAGTAGCGCAGCAGGTTCAGGTCGGCCGCGCCGAAGTCCGCACGCTGCAGGGCGCCGGGCTCCAGCAGCACCGCCATTTCCCCAAGGCCATGCGAGCCCCAGGCGAACTCCGTCCCGCGTTGGCCCCGGCGCAGCCGCGACAGGTCATAGACGCCCGGCGAGACCAGCGTCGCGGTCGCGAACTGGATAATCTCGCCGCCCTTGCCGTTGGGCGGCCCGAGGAACAGGGCGTTTCCACCCGCGACCACGTCGGCGTCGGCCAGGCTCTCCAGAACCATGTCGGGCCGCCGCAGCGTCACGCGGAGCACATGGGTCATGTCCCACCCGGTGCGGGAGTCGAAGCCGGGCGGGGGCGCAGGGAGACTGCCGGCAGCAGCCCCCACAGTCAGCTCAACGCCCTGGGGAGAGATGTTCTCGAACGGCCCGGTAGAGCCGACGCCTCGCAGGAAGTCGGCGCCGCGCCAGCCTGATCCAGAACCGACCACGCCCCAATAGAACCCGCTCGCCTTGGCGTCGTCGGCGTCCAGCAGCAGGGGAATGTCCAGCAGCACGACCTCCGACAGGCCCGGCAGGCGCAGATCGTTCGGCGGCACCGTCGAATGCACGCCGGGCAGCGCGTCGTTGTAGACCTCGTCGCGGTCGCGGCGCAGCTCCAGGTCGATCACGCCATTCCACCCCCGCGTCAGGCGCGTCACGCGCAACGGCTCGAGACCGGCGGGCGTCTGGAAGTAGTAGGACCGGCCGGGCTCGAGCGCGATCCAGCGGTCATCGGTCTGCGCCTCGGCGGTCTGGATGCCGGTCCAGGCCTGCCACAAGAGCCGGGCGGCGAGAGCCTGCGCCTCGTCGGCGCTAAGAACCACGCTGATCTCATTCGCCAGATTGGAGTCCGCAGAACCTTGGGAGCGCCGCTCCACCTGCGACGACGGCTGCCAATCGCGCTCGGGGTCGGGGAAGGTCACGGTCGCCTCGCGCGGGAGCGCCGTCACCTGCGCCCGCTTCCAGATCAGCGGGTCCGGCCGGTCAGCCGACGCCTCATGCCCAGCCAGGTGCTCGGTCAGGACGATGCCCGCCGGGGACGCCGTGCGCTTCACGCATCGCAGACCGCCGCCGACCTCGGCCACGTCGAAGTCGAAGGCCAGCGCCAAGGGCTGGATCGCGCCGACGCCGGACGCAGCCTGGGCCACCGCATAGCCCCGCACCGGCTCGGTCAGGCCCACCGTCGAGACCAGGTTGAGGGGCAGGCCGCACCGCTCGACGAAGTCCGCGACGACCCGCCCGACCGTCACCTCCGGCTGGGCCTCGATCAGAAACTCGAGGTTCGGAATCCGATTGCCGTAGTCGGCCAGCTGCAGGTCGGCGAGGACCACATAGGCGGTGCCGCGATAGGCGGGCGTTTTCCCGGCGCCGATATAGGCCTCGATCGTCGGGTCGGGGAGCTGCGTCGCCGAGCCTGGGTAGAAGCGGATCGCGGAAAAGAGCTGCACCGGCACATCGGGCGTCGGGCCGTCGACGTCATAGATCAGCTTGTTATTGGCCCACACCTTCTTCAGCCGCGACATGGGGCCAGCGCCGATCGCGACGGCCGTCGAGACGCGATAGGTATACTCGGTCACGGAGACGGACGGCGCGCCCTTGCCGCCCTGCTTGGTCTTCTTCTTCGTCTCGATCAGGCCCGTCGACCAGATGACGTTGCCCGCGACGCGGTTCTCGGGACCGTAGAGGAGGGGCAGGGGCTTTCCATAGGTCGACACGGTCACGGTCAGGTCGTCGAGGCGAGGCCCGGTCTGCTTCTGCGGGAAAAGCATATTGTCGACCAGGCCGCCCAGGGTCGAGCCGATGAAGCCGCCGATGGCTGCTGAGGAAACGCCCAGGATGGACCCGCCGATCGCGCCGCCGATGGCCTGGCCTGCGAAGCCGAGAGCGAGAACAGCCATGTGCAGTAGTCCTAGATTCCGGGATAACTCCACCAGCTGATAACACGGCCGGGCCATTCCGCTGAAAAGCCATGCTCGACCACGGCGCCGACATGGGCGAAGGCGTGGATCATGGTCCGGCGGCCATCGAGCGTCGCCATGATCGCCAGGTGCATCGGCAGGTGCTCGCGCCAGCCCATGAAGGCGACGGAACCGTCAGGCTGGGGCTCCGAGGCGGGGGCGTCGATCGGGTTCAGAAACTCCGCGATCGCCTTGCTCATGTGGGCAGGGTTGGGGGCGCGGCCGTAGGAGGCGAACGGCGCCCAGCGCTCCGGGGTCCACGTCGGGAGCACGCCAGCGTCGAGCCCGGCGCCGATGATCAGGCCGACGCAGTCGACCGCATGGCCGCGCGTCGCGTGCTGGTGGACGTAGGGCGTCCCGATCCACCGGCGGGCGCAGGCGACAAGGCGGTCAGTATTTCGCATCCGGCGACTCCAGCAGCGCGTCGGAGCCCGGCACGTCGGGGAAGCCTCCGAAGTTGAGGACGTTCTTGTAGAGGGTGCAGCCGCCGTCGCGCGCCAGGTCGCAGCCGGGCAGCAGCTCGACGGCGTCACCGGGATCCGAGAGGAAACCGGGCGAAACCCACGTCACCACCTCGCCGGTCGCGAAGTCGACGCTCTTGGTCTCGACCACCTGTCCGGCGTTCGGGCCGGTGACGAAACGAATCCGACCGTTCGACCATTGGCGCCCAGCGGGCTCGGCCGGGAGCGACACCTTCAGGCGGCCGCGCGAGGGCGAGACGATCACCGTCCCCGCCACCTTCATGGACTCCACGTTCACGCCGCAACGGGCGTCGCCGAAGACCCACCGGCACGCGGGCGTCACCATCTGCACAAGGGCTTGCTGGCCCAGCCGGGCGCCGGGGCCAAGCACCTGCATCTGGAAGCCGGTCACGCCCTGCGAGAGCTCGCCGGTCCACCCGGCCGCCAGCCGCCGAGGCGGCACCGTCGCGTCGCCCCAGGAATAGAGGTCGACGGTCACATAGGCGTCATCGAACAGGCCGCCGTAGAGATCGGCCTCCGAAATCCCGTCGTCGTCGATGATGCCGGTGAGCTCGATATCGCCCACCGACCCGAGCGTCGAGGCGTTCTCGGAGGCGGACGGGTCCAGGGAGCGGCAGGGCGAGTAAACGAACGGCCCGCGCTTCACGACCTGGTCGTGCGACGTATAGCGAAAGACCTTTCCGTCGCGCCGGTAGATCGTCCAGAGTTGGCAGGCGGCGGTGACGCAGTCGGACCCATGCGCCAGGACGAGGAGCGCGGCCTGAGAGGCAGCGACATGGGGAACGACCTCGGCAAGGCCCAAAAGAGCGGCCTGGGAGGCCCTGACGGGCGGCGGCGGGGGCTCGGCCAAGGCGAGGGCTGCAAGCTGCCCAGCGGCCACAGGAGGGGCAGCAGGCGCGCCCAGGGCCATAGAGGCGATCTGCGAGGCCAGCGGCGCGGTCTGAGTGAAGAGGCCGGGCGAGAATCCCTCGACGGCCAAGGCCCCGCCGCCAGGCCCGACAGCGATGCCGACCAGAACGCGGGGCACGCCGCCGGTCACGCGAAGGCTGCCGCCGAGAGGGGAGACGTCCGCATCGAACTGCAGCGCCGGTGCAGCGCCGGAAAGCTCCAGGGCGCCGGGCAGCGGGCGCACGCCGAAGAACTCGGTCAGGACCGGCGCCAGACCCTCGATCGACAGGGCTCCAGCAACAGGGAGCACCTGCTGGCCGAAGATCAGATGCGGCGAGGCTCCGTCGATCGTCAGCTCGCCGCTGGGCGGGGAGACCTCCGGCGGCGGCGCCGACCCGTTCGAGACGACCGTCGTGATCTTGGTGATGTCGGTTACACCGGGATGCTCCGACAGCTTGAAGGTCGCCCAATCACCCTCGCTGAAAAAAACGGGGTCTCCCTCGGACTCAAGCTCTCCGGTGAAAGAGCCCGGCTTCGTTACAACGAGGCCGGTGTCGACCCCGTTTTTTTGCAGGGTGATAGTGTAGGGGCCGCCGCTTGTGCCGATAAGCGCGCGGAAACTTTTGACCGTCAGGTCGAAGGGAACCCTATGCCCCGAGGCGTCGAGATTGGTGCGCCAGCTGTTCGGGGTGAATAGAGAGGCGTATTTCGGAACCGTCCCGCTGGACGACTGGCCGGGCGACCCCAAATACTCAACGTCTGGCCCCGCGACATTGAGGGTGTGGCGCAGCCCTCTAAGACGCATACCTCCCCCGGAGCTCGAGGCGCGGAACGTGAAACAATAGGCGTCGCCCGCGACCACAGGATACGGGGGATTGGCGAAATCGATCCGGCCCGTTACCCCCGGCGGGATCACCACGCCGCCGCCGACGTCAACTCCGTTAACGTTGAGCGAAGCCGTTGTCGGAACGCTCTTACTATTCGTCCAAACGTCGAGGCTTATGTCAGAGATTTCGCCGGGTTGGCTGACGATTGTTTGAATGTGGGGAAGGAAAGAATATTCAAGCGACCCCGTGTTGACGTAAGGCGCAATGACCTGAAACGTGCCGCTCCAGGTCACACTGGAACCGGTCGAATACCGAACAGGGAAAGGCCCCGGCCCGTCGATAAACTGGCCAAGAGTGAAGTTGTTTAGGGTCGCGAAAATCTGCGCCTGGCCACGGATGACGGCTGTATCGCCCGCTTCGAAACTCACCTCGTCGGAGAGGTTCTCGAACCAACCCGTCGCGCCGCCCGCCGTGACCAGTCGCATCGGCGTGTTAGCGCCGTTCTTCATAATGATCACGCCGACCGACGAACCGGCGCTGTAGCTTGTCACCTGGAACGACAGGCCCCGAAGGGTGCATTTCGGCATGACGGCAGCCGAAGGCGCGTAGCTGTTGGCATACCCATAGCTTCCGACGCCG